ATCAATAGAATTTCAGGATCAAATTGATTATTACCGATAAGTTGAATTGCTAACTACTTAATCAATTCTTGTTCTTTCATTATCTCAGCAGTATCAGCAAGACTAATATCGTAAGAAGTAAAAGAATAATACTCGGGAAGTACATTGATTATTTCTCTCTAATCACCTAAAATAAGTTGTCCAGTTAATCCTTCTTTATAAACAATTTTAGCAACATCTATACAGTCGGTTAGCATTTCTTTTACAAGAGTATCCATTGCTTGGTAGTATCTCTTTGTAATAATATAAGATTGTTGCATTCCGACTTCTACGTTAGCAACAGCATCTCTTTGTTCAATTCCGCCTAATCTTTCTCTGAATACGCCAGTAATTGAACTTACTGTATCTTCAATCATTTGAATTGCAAGCTAATAAGCTTGAATTGTTCCAGGCTGTAATGTATCATCAAATCCACTACCTCCATAAATTTGATTGGTTAATTGCATTCCTTCTTGCGCCGAATCAACAATGGCTGCTCCAACTTTTCTATAAGCTTGATATTTAATAACTCTTTCTTCTGGAGAATCACCAAGCCATTCTGGGATCATACCTATATCGATAATAGCACCTCTAGTTCCAGCTAATGCCGCAGCATTATCTTTAAGATACATATTAAGGTCGTACTTATCTTGTAAATCTGCTGTAGCAAGCATTAATGAATATGGACTTCCGTGTCCATTAGTAAACCACAATCCGTTTATAGCTAATCTACATTCATTTGGAGCGTCAATATCTCTTGGCATTGCTACGTTATTATCTTCAAGAACGTAAATATCTTGTCCAATTCTGGTTACATGATAAGTATAACCGATCCATTTTCCATCTTCTTTTTTACTATCAATCCATTCCACTTCATAAACAGGAACTAAATCATATCTATGATATTCAGGATTTGTACTTTCAAAAGGATGAACTTCGGTGTCTGCTAAAATACCCGATCCTACTTGACCACATCTTGCAGTCTAACCAGTAATTAAAGCAAAATCTCCTTCATCTTCATAAATGTTTTTCCAATCTTGAATTTCTTTGAGTTCTTTTTCAGAAAGGAAGTCTCCATATTTAATTTCAATTTCTTCAGGAGTCATCCATTTACGAACCACTGATTTATAAGCATTCTTAATATATTTACTTTTAGGATCTTTATCAACCCACGTATTTAACGGGTCACATAATTCGATTCTAAAATTAGTTCCAGCATGAGTAGCTACAACTTTATAATAAGCTTGGCCAGCAATTAATAAATCAAGTAGTAATTGTTCAAGTTTATTGCTAAAATCGATTTGTCTATTTTGAAGAACGTATTCACAAATATCTTGAGCAGCTATTTCATAGTTAGAAATAAAATTACGATTAACTGAATCAGTTAACTCTTTAATCTCTCTGTCTATTTGTTCATCGACTTGTTTTTGATCCTATTGAGGATTTGTTCTTCCGATTATAGCTTTATAAACTTCATTTTCTAAGTATCTAGAAACCCATTCTTTGGTTTTCTTGATAACTTCTAATTGTTTGTCTCTAAATATATTAGTTAAAGTTCTTTTATCTTTGCAAGAAATTCGAGGTTTTGGTTTTGTCGTAAGATATTCTCCGACAATAGCATCAATATGTTTCTTTGTTAATGGAGTAAATCCAATTGAAGTCGGATTTCCAACCCCGTAGTTTTTTTCAAGATTTTCATATTGATAATGATCTCGAACACCGCTATAATAATTATAGGCTTTAACTAACTCCTATTTTTCTTTTACAAGATCTCCGATAATATAATCTGTCCAATCCATTAAATATTCATCGGATCCTTTCTTAGCACTCGTTATCTTCATATAATTGTATTTTATAATGTTCAGATCGTATTAAATTTCTACTTCGAATTTCCTCACATATATATAACAGAAATTCATCATCAGTTTTAAATTCTCCAGCAATAACTAATGGAGCCCATCGTTGGTCGTGTAAATACATTTTAACTATATATGCTTTCAAGTCATCATCTAGAGTATAAACTTCTAACTCTAGTCGGCTGATTAACTGGTGTGAGTATATGCATTCTATAAGATCCAGTATCTGTTGCTTGAGATTTTCTAAATTCGTCGTAACTTGTGAATTCATTTTGTTCTACACGTTTTAATTCTATTTGCCCGTATTTATTTTTAACATAGGCTAATGTAAATTTATTTCCTCCATTATTTTGAGGCTTGGCAATTCTTCCTCTGGTATCTTCATCTGCAAGCAAAACCATTCCTAGAGCAGCCACAATATCGAATTTTCGTTTATTCTCATAAGAATATCGAATCAATTCATCTAGCATTTCTGGGAACTAAATCTAGTCACTATAATCTACAATATACTGTTCAATTAAATCTAATTGATGATCAATAATATTATCCGTAGCAGGAACGCCATATTGTTTAAGATTTGTTCTAGTAGTTGTATTTGATGTTGCTACAGGTCTATGCATTAAATATCCAAGTTTATGATATCTCTCAAAATGAGTTTTAATTGATACACGGGTTGCTTCGAATAATGCTTTGCAATTATAAAATTGGCAAAGTTTAATTGCATTATCGAACGCAAGTTGAATATGATTAGGTCTTTCTTTATAAATAGCTACAATTTTTGGAGGCTATAATCCAAACTACTTCCTCATAATAACCATGCAGAATTGAGAGACGTCAGTTTGCCCGGTAGAAGTCGTTTTATCCGAATCAATTGAGTCAATCCCAGCAATATACAAATTATTATAGGGAATCCCATTCGGGTCTTTCATTGGTAATTCTATAATTTTTGTTGGACTATCAGAAACAAATTCAACGGTCGGAATACTATCTCTATCAACACTTCCATCATCTGTATTTCCCCAATGAAGTTTAATCGGTTTTGGCCCAGCAACTGTTTTATGTAGCGTAATGGCTTGTAGTTGTTCTACAAGTAATTCTTGATCAAATCTATTAGATCCTTCAAGAATGAATGCATCTTCTGGTGTAAAGCAAAACTCAGCTTTTGTAATTGTTAATAAATGTGGATCTTTAATGGCATTAAATTCTTTTTCATAATATTTTCTTGCCATTTCCTCATTAACAACACCTCTTTCATCGAATCCCATATGCCCTTCATCATCTCCGAACCACATTGTATAAGCTGGAATAAAATAGCCAGTAAACTATACTTGTTTGTCTTGCCCATATGTGTTCTTATAAGGAAGTATTTTATATGATTCTGGATTATAAAACATTTTCTTTAACCCAGCTAGTGCAGGCCCTTCGTCTCCTCCGGTTCCAAACACGAATCTACTTCCACATCGTTTACCACCTACTTTCACCAATGCTTCAGACTGAACATAAGACGTTTCCAGCATAGCATCTGATCCTGATTCCTCGTAGTATAAAGAATACACACGATCACCACGAAGCTTTCTAGGTTTATCGTGTAGCATCCCAACTATTTCTGACATCCATCCAGATTCGTTTTTATCTCTATCAACTTTAGACGCTCTCTTATGGTCTTCTGTATCAATTTTCATACGAACGTGCCTAAATACTCCGTCTGTTTCAGTATTTAGAAAAGTTAACTGAACCCAGCATTTACTTAATGTTTTACTTACATAGTCATCAAGAAATGCAGTAACAATATTAATACTACCTTTATGGAATGTATAAGCGTGAACGCAATTAGAAGCAGCAATTTCAGATGCGCCTACGGCACGACTTTTGAAAGCCAATCCATCTTTTTTTAGTTTTCGTACTAACTCTAAATAATGGAAATATTCATATTGTTTGTTTATAAATCCAGGAAAGTCTTCATTACGAAGTTCATCTCCGGCATCTTGAGCGATAACACTCTACAATCTATAATAATTTAACCAGAAATAATTTTCTCCAGTTAATCTGTATTTTCCAATTTTAAGTCCATTGACACATCTATCCCATTCTATATCCCAGTACTGTTTATGTTTAAAAGTTCCAGGAATTAAACTAGTATATTTACCATTCTTCCGATAATTATCTGCAGCAACTGTAAATAATTTAGGATTAAAATCTAATCCTTCATCTTTAGTAATCGGTCTATATCCAGTTATTTCATAAGATAAAGTAGGGTCGAAGTATTCAATTTTATCCCCAATTCTCACATCCCATTCTCTATTAGGATCGTGAACATAATTGGTTTCATAAACAGGTTTTTTATCCTCCTCCTAAGGAGTTAATTCTGCATATTCAAGCATAGCCTGTAATTCTTCCTATGCTTTTTCTTCTGCTATTTTTTTCTTTTT